CAGCGTCTCAGCGCTGAGGCTTCCCAGGTGCGATGAGTACCCAGTCACTCATCGCTCTCACGCGTACAGAAACACAGTGCCAACTGTGCCGGGTACTAGCCGAGCATCGAGGCTCGGGCGTGAGATGCCGTGTTTTTGCGGCAGGTTTGGATGTTAGAGGAGCGTTCTTATGTCAGTAGCTTCAGCGCCAGTTGTTTTGATTCAGTTAGATCTTGTGACTATTGAGCTTCATCTGGAGGGCACATCTCCGCTCATCACGCATGCGTGGTCAGAGAAGGCTAAGAAGATGATGCTTGACAAGCAGATGGGTAAGGCCAGCAAGGGCAAAGAAAAGAAGGATCCAGTAGCAGATTATGAGTCTTCTTTTTACCGCCTGCCAACTGGCGCACCGGGAATGCCAATCCTTGGCATCAAGGCAGCAGCAGTCACGGCATGCACATCGCTAGGCAAGGAGATCAGCAAGGTCGCAGCTAGGCAGTTTTTCCACATTCTGCCTGATCGAGTTGGTGGCGATCTCACCGAAATCTTTTTCCCTGCTGATTGCCCACCACGGATGCGAGAGGACATGGTGCGAGTCGGCATGGGCACCGCGGATATTCGGTTTCGCCCAGAGTTCCCACAATGGGGCGTCAAGATCAAATTGCAGTTTAACCGTCGAGCAGTAAGTCAGGAGCAGGTTGTCAATCTTCTAAACCTGGGCGGTTTCTCGGTTGGCGTTTGTGAATGGCGTCCCGAGAAGGATGGCGACAAAGGTCGCTTTACGGTGGTCTCTAAATTTTCATGGGAGGCGTGATATGTACGTTTACAAGTCTAATAGAACGGTTGTTGGTATCTCTGCTCAGGATGTTGGCGAGGAGCTTGAGCGCATCAGCGAGAATGGCCCACTAACGCCATCGCTGATTGTCGAGGAGAGCAAGCCAGCAACGGCAGTACTCCACCCGGTGTTCGAGTGGAATAATAAAACCGCTGGCCAGTTGTATCGTGAGCATCAGGCACGACTGATCGTCAATGCCGTGGTGGTTGTACCTGAAGCTGATGAGCCACCAGCGGCACCAGTGCAAGCCTTTATCAGCGTTACGACAGGTGAGGATTCTGATCGGCAGTACATGCCAGCTCAGGTGGTGGCCAGTACGCCAGTACTGCGTGATCAGCATCTGGCACACATCAAGAGTCGATTGAAGACGCTGCGACGAGAGTACGCAGGGTTTGTCGAGCTAACGCAGGTTTGGTCAGCAGTAGATGCTCTCTGATTAAAACATCGTGGGGCTGAGGTTGGACTCAGCCCCTACTTGGCAGGCGGGGCTTGGCACGGAGTGGCGGGGCACGGCAGGGAGTGGCTAGGCAAGGTCAGGCAGGCGAGGCGTGGTGTGGCATGGAACGGTTGGGCGCTGCAGGGTTTGGCAGGCAAGGTACGGAAAGGCAAGGTACGGCGTGGATTGGCTTGGTGGGGCAAGGTTTGGCAGGCAGGGCGCGGTTCGGCATGGCAGGGCAGGGCGCGGCTAGGCACGGCGTGGCAAGGCAGGCAAGGCGCGGTTGGGCATGGTTTGGCGTGGATGGGCATGGTCGGGCGTGGCGGGGCAGGCAAGGCATGGAACGGTCGGGCATGGTATGGCGGGGTCTGGTAGGGCTTGGCTAGGCAGGCGTGGCGTGGTCCGGCAAGGTGCGGACTGGCAAGGATCGGCAGGGTTTGGCAGGCAGGGCGTGGCATGGCAGGGCTGGGCACGGTGCGGCACGGCGAGGCAAGGCAGGCAGGGAGGGGTAAGGCGGGGCGTGGTCAGGCATGGTACGGCTTGGACCGGCGTGGCGAGGTAGGGCAGGCACGGAGAGGTATGGCTTGGTTTGGCGTGGCGCGGACGGGCGCGGCGTGGCAGTCATGGTAGGGCGTAGCGTGGCGTGGAGGGGACTGGCAAGGCAGGCGAGGCGCGGATGGCGCGGTTTGGCGTGGTCGGGCGGGGCGTGGATTGGCAGGAGTATTTGAAATGACAGACCCATGGATTGACCACAAGGACTCCTGCGCCAACTGTGGCGCTCAGCGAGTCATGATTGCCGATGGTCTTTGTCGCGCATGTTGGCGCGAAACTAACGGAGACGCTGAGATGGAGCGGGAAGATGTTTACTCGGATTGAGACTACATGAGCCAACGGTGACCATGGCCCCTGCTGCTCGTTGTAGCAGGGATTTTCCGCGGGCATGCTGCCGCTGAACTGTCATCCATGGTCACCGTTTTTGTTTGCAGGATTTGTTCTATGCGCCCATTATGGCAGGTCATGGTCGAGCATCGTGGCAAGCAATGGGCGATGATTAGCAATCTCACGGAGGAGGTTGCTCGCGAGTTGAGTAGTCAGCTCAATCGCTCAGCTAGGGCAGGTGAGTCTATTTTGTTTTGGCCTGAGCATCTATCGTCAACCTGGGCGATCGGTGGTGAGGATACTGAGGAGGAGAGATCATGCACTACGTGAGTTGTGATCCGTATGAGGTGGAGGCGGCGCTGGAGGTGCTGCGCGTGTACCCGCAGTATTTCGGACCAATAGCTGAGGATGTGCGCCGTGCGCTACGAGAACATCGAGCTGCGGTCCGTCACGCTCTGAGCTCTGATCTCGCTGATCTGATGGGTTATTAGCGATGGCGACACATCCTGATGATCAGATCCGCGTATCTGTCCGAGCGACACGACCATCGAGTACTGTGCCGCAGGAGGGTCGCCGTGGCATCGAGCGCATCGATGCGACTGAGGCCAAGGCATTGCTGCTGGCTCGGCAGCAATACCTCGAGGTGCGTGATCGCATGCAGGATAGCGGAGTCGTGGTTTCCACGATGGACGCATCAGGTCGTGTACTGCAATTGCCTGAGGATGCGATCATCATGGATTGTTGCAATTGCAGGCGGGCAATGTGCCGCAATAAAAAATCTCTGCCCTTGTGGGCGCACTCCAAGGTCGAGGAGTATGGTGGCAGCGAGGACGATGGCACTGGACATCTACGACCATACTGCCGAGAGTGTTATGACTGACGATCAGTTACGTTTGGTTTACGCAGCCGCGCGACGATTCCAGCCTGTAGACCTAGATCCTGAGGACTGGACACAATCGATGATCGCATGGGTGCTTGGACACATGGACTCTTACGATCCTGCCCGTGGTGCGTTTTCGACATGGGTATACCAGATCGTCAGGCGTGAGCGCGCACATCATGTCAAGCGCCAGATCGAGCGTCGCAAAACGATGCGAGTGGGCACGATTGGCGACTACGATCTAGCTGCTCCATATGAGGACATCATCGGATCTGCTGAGGACTCAATAGTCGTGGCTAGAGACGTTGGCAGGGCTTTGCTATTTTGTCTGCCACATGAACGGTATGCAGTCGAGGCATGGCTTAATGATCAGTCGTTTGCGTGTGCTGCCAAGGATTTAGGGCAGGTGCGAGCAGCCGTCTCGCGCAACTGGCGCAACGCGTTACAACGCCTGAGGCGTGTACTACGGAGGATGGGATATGGATCCGATCAACCCGGCTCATTATGATCCGCGTGATGGCTCTGATGTCGATTGCGCTCGGGCGCAATTGGCAGGACTCGGTGTTCTCGGATATCGAGCATACCTTGCTGGCAATGCGGCAAAATATGTCTGGCGTCATACGCTTAAAAATGGCGTGGAGGATATAGACAAGGCAATCAAATGCCTCGAGATGCTGAGGGCTACATATGACCAGTGACGAGGCTGATTGGTTGCTGGAGGCGCAGCAGCGCATACTAAAACTCGAGCGCGAAATACAGCGCATGAGAGATGCCATCAGGCAGAATTGTGTCGTCCGCGTGGGCGATCAGCTGATGGTGCAGGACTGGGTGCGAGGGGTGATCCGTGATTTTGACGTTAATTGCAGGACTGATGATCGGCCAGAGCGCTCACCAGAGCGCTAGCACAAGCGCGGCGCAGGGGCGCATGGCACACCGTGGCGGGTCGTATCGCTTTGAAGGCGTCGGCTTTAGCTCGAGCTCAGCAGCGCAGGCTCTTCGCAACTGCTGCTATTACGGCCAGCGGCCAATCGTCGAGCAGTCGGTGGTACGTGGTCGTAATGGCTGGTACGCATGCGTGAGGTATCGATGATGGATGAGCGATCACCACCGACACGATACGATGAGACGCTTGCATGGTGCGGCGTTGGGCTGCTAGCCGCGGCCCTTGGCTGGACGCTGTATTGGTCGCTCTGGCTCCTGCGTGAGATCCTAGGCTGATCTGCGCAGGATTGTGAGCCCGTTATTGTGCGGGTGATCTAGCACGATGCGCCAGTCTGGCATGCGATCGACAAACTCCGTGAGCGCTAATCGTAGACCACGCTTAGCGCTCATTTTGCCCCATCGCAGAGCTGCGCTCGATGCGTGAGGATAGGCAGGCTCATCGATATAACCGAACGTATATGTGTCGTGTAAGATAATGTGCCCATTATTTCTTATGCGCGGCGAGTGGAGCTGTAGCTCTGCGCAGAGCTGGCTGTACGTGTGCCACGTGTCGATTAGCAGGCAATCGGTCTCCTCGATGTCTGCCTCGATCACATCGAGCTGCCGAAACTCAAAATCGATATGCTCCTCAGCCGCGATGCGGGCATGCTCGCTCATGTCGATCGGCAGGATGTCGTAGCACACAAGTCGTCTTGGTCGTGCAGATAGTAGCGCCCAAGTGGAGACGCCACCGCGCACGCCCATCTCGGTGACGTGCTGGTATCCAGCAGCGTGCGAGCGGATCGTCTCGAGATGCTCTGAGATGTCACTGGGCCGATTGAGCGCATCGAGAAATGCCTGATCTAGCGTGCGCATGGGAGATACTCCGTGTACTCGTACGGCCAATGCGGCGTGAGCTCGACGATGCCGCGTGTCGTATTGTGCTGCCGCAGATGATTGGCAGCCATCTCGCTCACTATGTTGGTGCTCCAGCCGCTGGCGTGATAACCGCCACTGGTGCCCCATCTGTAGATATAGAACCGATCCTTGTCTTCGATCTCCTGCGTGATGGTGCCGTATTTCTTGCGCAACTCGTCAAATAGCAGAACGTCTATTGATCCAGTATCTCTCACCTCGCTGTACCTGCCGATTGAGTCAAACACCTCACGACTCATCATCAGGTTGCAATGGTAGAGATTGCGGCTTGGCGTGAGCTTGTGCGTGTCCTCCTCGAACCACGCGCTAGCCGTGTGATAGATGCGATTACTGTCGAGGTGCTCGACGCTGTAGCTCAGTCGCCACGGCAGGTAGATATCGTCATCTTCCCAGATCGCTAATAGGTCACCAGTGGCAAGCGATGCGGTCGCGTTGAACTTTGCCCCGAGCGGGCGGATCTGCTCCCATACGTTGCAGATCTTGACCTGCGGGTGATCGTAGATCAGCGTCTGATCGCCGTAGTCATTAAGGATTATGAGCTCTTTCTCGCCCTGATAATCCTGCCGTAGAAACGACTCGATGGCGTGCTCGAGCTGGCGAGGCCTGCCATATGTTGGGCATAGGCAACTGATCTTTGGCAGCATAACTCACCCCTGAGGTCGTGATCGTACTCTCTCGAGCCATGCCGCGGCATCGACTCTCACCAGCGGGTTATGGCTACGCCAGTCGCTGTAATGACCAAAAATGAAGTGGCAATCCTCGCACAACGTCATGAGATTGCCGGGTGCCAGCTCGAGCTCAGGATACAGGTGATAGGGCATCACATGGTGTACCTCGAGCGAGGTGACACGGTCGCATGCTTCGCATTTCTGCTGCGCCTCGAGGTGCTTGCGTCTGGTCGCTGACCATCTCGGAGATCGAGGAGTGCCGCCGTAGACATCAGCCACGCCGGGCGATGTCAACAGGCGATCGAGCCAGCGAGACAATGCGTTAAACATTGGCAGCCTCAAGCACGTGAGTGCGGATCAGATCAGTGCAGAATTCGGCAAGCATCCGCCAGCCGTGACCGTCTGGGTACTCAGGATCGGCAAGGATCGCATCACATGCCTCCTCAGCCCATACGCGCAGCAGTTTCGGATCGGGGATTGGCTGACCGGGGCGTACCTTGATCGCCTGCAAGGTGTGCGCTTTGACCAGCGCCTCACTCAACACTGTGGTTGCGCTGGTCAGACAGAGCTGAGACCAGCCCTCCTGCCCGCGTGCCAATCGTCGTACTCGCTCGATGTGCTCGACCATATCAGCCTCCTATATGATCCATGAGATCTTGCGTGTCGGGAATCCCTCGACGTTGGAAAAGATCCAGCAGTCGCCAGACTTGAGCATCGCCTCGATGGTGCTGCTGCTTGCGTAAAATCCTTCTGGCCCAGGGCTGCCCGGTCCTACTGGCCCAGTGTGCGATGATGCACCCCATGAGTTGTCGATGCGCCCATACTCGCGGCCAGTGATGGTGGCGTAACCACAGAGACACATGCAATGCTGCCACGTGCCAGCGGCCATCGCGATACCGTTAGTATCTCTGGTCATCGTGAATCCCTGCGACGAGCACATCGCTATGCCGTAGCCGTTTGCCAATGCTTTTTTGGCGTCGAGCCAGTTGCGCACTCGTGTGACGGCTCGCACCGGGTGGATCTTGGCGATCTGCTCGAGCTCGAGGGGCACACCCTTGCTGCCGTATTCACGACATCGAGACTCTGAGTACTCACGCAGGTCGATGCCTAGATACTCCTCGCGGCCAAGCACGCCCCAATCTCGCACCCAAGCCGCAGCGTTAGCGCCGATCGCACCATCACCCTTGATGCTGCCACCACCGACCTCGACGCGGGCACCACCATAGATCGGCTCGGTTGCGAGTGGTATGTACTGCTCAGACTCGCCAGCGACGATCTCGGCACACATTGTGTACTCAATTGCTCTCGCCGTACCGAACGCAACGCAGGAGCCAACCTTGCCCTGATTGCGTGGAGGCAGGAGAGCGCCAGTTGCTTTGCGGGCGAGATCCCAGAGATAGACGTGATCGGGCAGATCCTCGATAGGAGTCGAGCCGATTGGCGTACTACTGATATCCGCATCGACGCAGGTTGCGACGATATCGTCCACGGCTTGTTTATCGTCCACCCATCCCGGCACATACTGGCTATTCATCGGATCGTCTCCAGAGCTGACACGATGCGGGCTGATAATGTGATCGCTGCGTCGCGTAGCTCAGGCGTCAGGGCTCGATCGTCTGCGCCCATGACTGCGGTCCACTCGACCGCGATACGCTCACGCACTGGCGATAGGGCAGCGTCAGCGATGCCAGCGGTTTTGCGAGCGGCGACCATGGCGGCATAGAGCTGCTCGGTGGTCGTGATTGTCGGCGACCGGATAGTCGCAGGCGCTGCCCGATAGAGCGTCAGCAGCCGTGCCAATGTCGCAGCCTTGTCTTTCTCCTGCGATCCGCCATAGATGCCACTGAGCGCATCGGCCAGCGTGTCAATTGGTGGTACTGGTGGAGTCGAGCTGCCGATGATCACGATTGTGATCACTGGCTCAGTCGGCACATCTGCAACACTGGTATATGCGAGTAGGCGATACCTGCCCGGCTTGGCACTGGTTACCACGGTTGCCCGCTGATTAGCTAACAAGCTAGACGGGAAGACTTGCAGGCCAGCGTCGAGAGCTACGTAGCGAACAACCTTACCTTCAGTCGAGGCAATGACCGTCACAAACTCAGCCACCTCGCCGCGCACCTCAGCAGGTACGACGAGCTGACCTAGTACGAGCAGCGCTGCGAGCATCATTGTGGTGTGATCCCTGAGTTGCGGGGTTGCGGTCTGCACCCTAGTGTATCGATTTTTGCGGAGATGACAGTTGCCGTGTCTGCGAGGTCGTGCTGCGTCGAGCTGATGTCCTTGATGCTGCCGCGCAATTCTTTGAGGAATTCGCGGTGATCATCTCTCACCGGGATGAGGATATTCTGCGCCAGCCACCACGCGGCAGCACTGACTCCGCAGAGCACGACATAGAGCAGCCAGACGTGGGGTCCAAACGAACGGCTAACCTCATCCATGACTGACTCCTAGTCGTGAGTTTTGACGGCTGGCACATGGTCGTACCGACCGTCGAATATTTGCGGGTAGATCTCGAGCACCTGCTGTTCAACCTCAAGCCGCTGAGCTTGAGGTAACTTGCGTCCAAAATACTCTCTAAATTGTGTAATATTCCAGCCCATTTCATAAGCGCCGATGAGATAGTTGCGTAGCTTGTCGTTGAGAGTCAGCGAGTACGGAACGGCACCAAATCGTGGGAAACGATGGCACCATCCAAGCCATGGCTGATACAGCACCTTGCCACCATGGAGACGGACTTTGTCGTGGATATAAACCTCTTCGCCTGCGAATCCGCGGAAATGCTGGCTAAACCTTGGCCAGTCGGCCTTGCGCATGAAGCTTAACGCACTGCCGTGCGCATGCACCTCGCGGGTCTCGCTGACAGGGTATCTCGAGTCCACTAGCCACGTGCCGAAAAAGTCGCCGCGCAACTCAGGCGAGAGCTCGGTGGCGATGATATTGCCTGCCTCACTGCGCAATGGGCCGACCCACATATCACGCCCGACCACGTCAGCGCGGGCAGCAGCTACGAGCGCCTCGACCGCTCCAGGCACAAGCAGCACATGGCAGTCGATGACGAGGACGTGAGAGCCCTGCGCATGCTCCCACACGGAGTTTTTCGCATGCGCTGGGCCCATGGCTTTGGGCGCATGAACGTATCGAGCTCTTGAATTAGCGCAGACGTGATGGATGTCGCCACGATTAGGCTCGGGGTGATCGTCGACGACCAGCAGCTCCACACCGTCGAGCTGGTGGTGCATGCGCAGCGAGGATAGGGTCCACCAGACACCCTGAGGGTCGTCATAGGTCGCCATGCCGATCGTCAGGTCAATTTTCATCTTTCGCTCTCGGCTCGTAGTCATCGCATGTTATGCAGTTGCGATTGCTCTGATCCCGCGATGATATCCTACAGCGATCATGTCTACCACACACGTGCAAGATTGCCAGTGTGCCACCGCAGCCACAGCTAGGCTTAGCCTCGAGCGCTTCGCCTAGATGCTGGCAAGGCGATGCCATGTGAAGCTTGATCTTGCGCAGCATCTCGAGCTGGTCGGGATTTAGGCCCGGAGATCTGTCAGGAGCTGGTGCATATGTCACCCTGCGGGCACCTACATCGGCAGACCAGAGCTGGGCATAACGCTCATCATTCTGGCTAAGCCAGCAGATCCGGCAGCCATCGCGTGGAGTTGTATGCTTGCACGGCAAAAACATCGTCACTCCGTGATCGTGTAGTAGATTGATCCTGCGGTAGCCCCATAGTTAAACGTGTAAGATTCGACAGCCCCGACAGCAAAAAAGGATACAAATTCAGCTACGGTAAAGCTGCCCGTATAACTAACTGGACTGCACGAATCAAAAACACAATTGCCCGCTAGTGGATAAGGATCAAATGGGTTTGTATAGCCGCACCTTTGAGCAAACAACGCCATCGTTTGAACGGTGCACATAGTGCCGATGGCCCCATTTGCTCCTGATCGCATGTAGGTGCCAATGCCTGCAAACACACCGAACTCTGTAGCCTTCTTGCTAATTGTTTCAGTGCCACAAGTGCAGTTATTGTAGATTGCAGTTGCTCCTGCAGTTCCAAGCCGGTAGCCATATCCGTAACCTTTTGGCCAAAGTTCAAATTTAGTAAACCATAATGTTTTTGCAACGCCAGCAGACGTGCCGTGATACCCGGACACTCCACCACATGCGGTGTTGCATCTAAATCTAATAGGATCGCCCGATGTCGAATTAAATAGACTTGGCGCGCATGCTGGCACTTCAACCATTGCGCTAAGCATGTAGGCAGGCCTGACAAGACTGCTCTGCTCAGGCCTGATTAGCGTCAGCGTCACTCCATCCATGCAGGGCCATACACCATCGTCGTCGTGGAATGTCACTGTGAGCGTATTAGGCCTTCGCTTGGCCACGCCACTATCATCGCACCACCACCTATCGGCGCAGCCGCAATTGGTGCAATCGATTTTTCCACAGTTGGTTGTGGTAATTTCGTTTTCTGTCGTGCCAGCGGTTGTCGGGTAGATACATGAGCACTTGCGCAAAAAGAAATTACTGCCAATTTGCACACTTGACCGGCACTTGTTTGCATCCCAATAGCTGCCAGATGCTCCATATGGTATCCACTGCGAGCTCACAGACGACCATCGCCACGTACATGTGCCAGTACATGGAGGCTCGGTCGATGTGGTCGTAGTGACTTGTGGATAGCTTGTCTCGCCACATGGACCGTACATGCGCCATTGAGTCGGTCCACCAAACGCATAAAATGGCTGATTAGGCAAATTACAATTACATACACCTATGCAGTCGTTTTTGATAATTGTTGAATATGTCAACCCGTCATTGTAATACACATTCCGTATGCAGCATCTGCCCGCGCATGGCGTTGTCGTTGTTGTCGTCGTGCTTGTCGTTGTACTGGTTGTTGTGCCAGTACCTGTCGTTGTCGTGGTCGTCGATGGCGTCGTTGTGGTTGTCGTTGTTGGTGGCGTGCTCTGACAGCTAGCGCTCACGTACTCATTGACAAATGCCCCTGCTCTGGCAGGCGGCGATCCACAGTAGCACCCGTCTGGACATGCGACAGCACTCACCCATGCACTGCCGTTCCATCGATAGATACACGTCTGATATGTGCATCCGCTCGGTGTGCTGCTGGTGGTCGTGGTCGATGTGCCGACGCATGATGTCGAGGCAGTCTCGCCCTCGGTTGTGCCATCATATGACGGGCCTGCGCAGGTACACCCCTCGAGGCAAATAGCCACCGAGACCCACATGCCAGACATCCAGACGTAACTACATCCTGAATTCTCGCATGTCGGCGTGGTCGTCGTGCTGGTCGTGGTTGGCTGGACAGAGTCCCGGCAGCTCTCGACTGCTACTGCGCCCTCAATGCCAGGAGTCGATGGCACCCAGCAGAAACAACCTGTTTCACAGTTGCCTGAGACAAGCACCCACGCACCCATTGTCCACACGTAGATGCACGAGCTTGGGCATGGAGTTGTTGATGTTGTCGTGGTCGTGCTGGTAGTCGTGCTCGAGGTTGTCGATGACGAGCTACTACTCGACGTGCTCGAGGTCGTTGGCGGCATTGTGCTCATTACCCACCACCCGTCGAGGTCGTGCTAGTTGTCGTTGGTGCTGCGGTACTGGTCGTGGTTGTTGTAGTCGTGCATATATTTGCACCGGGAATACAGAGTGTCGTCCAGTTAGGCAGCATCTCACCATCGACACATTGCAGGGATGTAACTACGTCGATCGACAGGATTGTGCCACCACCGCCACCCGACAAGATAACCATGTACACCGGATTGCCGTAGCTGTTGATGCCCGCGTACCGACCTAGGTATCTTTGCACTGACGGCACACCGCCGTTGATGTCCTTGATTTTGATATCGACATCGTCGGTCCACGTGTCGGTCGCGGCAACGTAGGTCATCAATTTGCCGGGATAGTACCCTGATGTCGGCGTTGTCGATGTGACACGCACCACATGCACGATCGGGTAGCTCGGCCCAGATCGTGGCATGACGTTGCGGTCACGGTTGGCCAGATTGCCTGCCTCATACTCACGCAGGAGCGTGGCGAGGCGCGCGATTGATTGGTCGTCTAGGAGATAGCCAGCCATCGTCTACGGGCCTCCTAGAGTGTTGGAAATGCAACGCGCGGATAGATATGAAATGTGTTAAACACTGGCGTTCCGCCACCAGCTAGCACGCCACCAGATCCGTCAAGATTGACGGGCACAGATACGGGGACACCGTTAATATCGATAGGAGTACGAGTGCCTCCTGATTTTTTAAACATGCCCATATCGGCGACAACGTACGCCCAACCAGCAGGGCGATATTCAAAGACTAGCGTCCAGCGCCAATAGCTGACGTTGTTTTCATAGACCAAGTTTGCACTAACACTATTGAGCTTGGCGAGTGCCGTGCCGATCACATATGGCCCAACAGTGTACGAGCTGGAGTTGATATAGCCAATTGCGCCGATCCATGCCGCAGATGGTGAGCTTGTAGAGTTGAGCCCCACCGTGATCGATGCGCCCCCCTTGACAATCTCAGCAGGTGGCAAATATGGATCGTCGGCACTATTTTTGATGAGGTTATTGTTGCGATCATACGTAACTGCGAGCGGGTATGAGATCGTCGAGACGCTGTAGTCTCTCGGCCTCGATAGCGGGCTCTCCACACGATCCGCGGGCGCTTGACCAGTCTGCTGAGTCTCGACCGCAGGGTCGCCAGATGGCGCAGATGCTGCCGATGGTGCATCGACGTTGTAGCCGTAGTTGACGCTGACACGCCATAACGTAGGGTCGCCCTGATCCTGAGACGGGCTAATGCTCAGGCAGTACGCGTTGGCATCCTCATTGTGCGCCGAGAATATGACCGGCAGCGATGGATGCGATGCGGCGTACGCTGGCCCGTACGATGCCGCGTCAGTGCGCACCAGAAATACACGGGTATACGTGCGATTGAATTTCTGATCGACGGATGCCGTGCGCCCCTCGGCGACCTCGCTGAACAGTGTATACGCCATGTCGCCTCCTTATTTGGGGATGACCAGAGTGCCGGGCTTAATGATATTTGCCTTCTCAGCCGCAGCGACTAGACGCTCCTGCAATTTAGTTTGGATCGCATCCTGCCGCGCAGCCTCAGCAGCAGCAGCGACCAGTTGCTTCTGCGGGTCGGCCTGAGCATTCATGCCCTCGACTCTTGCTCTGATCTGAGCCTCAGCAGCACCGGCAGAGCCAGCGACAAACGCCTGAGCAGTGCCTGCCTGGGGCGTGGCAAATTGTTTGATCATGTCTTGGAGCTGCTTGCCTACTACTCGAGTTTGTGCTGCTCGCAGCTTGTCGGCGCTCTCCTTGCTGCCCTTTGCGGCCTGCGCCATCATCGACTCGAGATTGCCGGTCATCTCGGCGAATTTCTCGGTGATGCTCATATTGTTATTTAGTATAGTCGCGGTCAATTTGGCGTTGTCTTTGGTGGCAAGCTCTAAATCAAGATTAGCTTTTTTCTCATTCTCAGCTTGCTCTAGAGCAAATTGAGCGTTGAGTTTTTGCTGATATGCCAGATTCTTTGCGTTGACCGCAGCCTCCTCGGCACTGACTCCTACTTTGGGCAGCTCATTATTGAGTTGCAAAAATGATGACATCGCAGAAATCAAAGCAAGATTTGATTTTGACGCTATCTCTTTCTCAAGTTTTATTTGAGCCCGCACCTCATCGCCAATCGTCATCTGCCCTGGTCTATTTGGATCGACACGCGGCCCTTTGACAAGATCTCCAACTGCCATAGTCATGGCCTTGCCAATCTCGAATGGCGCGGTAACGACTGTTGTGGCAGCGCTGGTTGCAACTTTGCCTGCGGTCATGCCTTGATAGTCCTGCATCAATTTGCGTATGCCAGCGACGACCTCGTCAAACATGCCCTTTAGCTGAGTAATACCCTCGACCAATTTATTGACAACGTCTTTGGCAATCTGCTTGCTCGACTCAAATATAGAGGCTAGCCCTGCTGCTTTATCTTTGGGGTCAACCACAGGCAAGAACGCCGCGGCGATCTCCTGCACAACTTCTTTGATGCCTTCAAACGCGCCACGCAATCCGGCAAAAGCTTTTTCGGGCTGAATAATAGCAAGCATCTGCTTGCCTATTTCTGTTAGGAGATCGTTGAAACCTGTCGATAGACGTTGCAACTGGCCGTCAAACGATGCACCAAACGCATCAGCGGCAGCCTTAGCCTCTGTCGAATTGCTTGCCCTGAATACCGCTCGTACTGCCGTTGCACTGCTCACCGAGCCTTGCTGAACGGCAGCCATTGCCTCTTCTACCGAGTAGGCATTGCCCGTGACTGCCTCAAGCTCTTGAGCCAGTGCTTCAAATACCTTTAGCCCACCTTTTTGCAGTGTTTTGAGCGGCCCATCTGTGGCGATGGCTGCGCCACGGATCTCAGTGATTGCGGCAGCTACAGCGTTAGCGCCAGTCGCTCCACCACCAAGCAGCTCGATGGCGTTGCCTGCATTGGCCAAGATTGTCGATGCGCCTGCCGTGCTGATACCAGCAGCCGTGAATTGCTCGAACGCCTTAGCCAGATCCTCGAGCGGCACGCCACTGCTGCTGCTTATGTCGCGTAAATCCTTGATAACTTTATTGCCTGCCTCGATTGATTTGGCTGCGTACTGCGCGCGTATCGTCATCGTCTCAAGAGCGCCACCCATTTTCAGAATTGACACCCCAGCTTGTAAGGGCATGCCGATGAAAAACTGAAACACGCCCTTGGCCATGTCCAGCAGGCCCTTAACGTCGTTGAGCGACTTAAGGCCTAGCATTTCTGATATGTTGATGGGCTTTATTTTGCCAATTGACTCAAGGCTTTTCTTCGACTTGTCCGCGACATCGCCTACGTTTTTCAGGCTCTTGCTGGCATCCGCGGCTCCTTTGGTAACATCAGAGCCCTGCCATGCCATCTGTACTGAGAGTTTGGCGATACTAGCCATATGCCTGCTCCCGTGTCATGACCTTGGCGCCAGTCTCTACCAGTGCCGTGAGTGTCGTTCGCTCTGACTCCATCTCAGCGCAGAGATCGCGAGGCAGAAAGTCCGTAATCTTAGCGCCCTTGGACCATGCTGCCATCGGTGCCCATGCCGACAACGCATGCTGTAGGTCGCTGCGGTAGTAGCCCCATGGATCGAGTCTTATGAGTGCGACCCACTCGGCCAGCTCTGTGCTACTCATCCGCTCCTCGATCTCGCCGACCGTCATACCTAGATGACCAGCGAGCCGAAATAGCACCCGCCTGAGCGGGCGCTTGGCTAGTTTTTTTCCACGTCCTCAGGACGCAGGCCTACCAATTTGCAACTGGCGTCCCATAGCTTATCGATCGACATCGCGGGCAGCCCGCTCACAACTGCGATGTCATTGTCGGCAAATAGGCGCGCACCCTGCTCGTCGCAGATGGTGAGCACCAGCAGACGGGCGCGAATGTTTGCGTATCGCGCCGCGCCCTCATTCTCAATTTGCCATGCGTCCCACTGGTCGCGCTGGCCTGCTGTGATCTCGCGCAGGCATACATCTCCGCCCCACTCGGGCACGGAGATCGTGACGATGCGTGGCTTTGCGCCTGCGATGATAGCTGCTCTGTCTAGTGGCATCAGGTGTTACTCTTGTCGCTCAATTGGAGAGTTACTGTGTACCTCAGCGCTTCATCAGTCGCGCCGATATCAGGATACCCGATCTCGCTGATGTAGCCATCGTACACTGCGATTGTATCGATATTTGCGCCACCGAGATCGACGGTTACGCGAGTGTGAACCTTGGCGAGCCGACGAGTATCGAGCAGGCTCAATAGGTTAGTGGCAGTCGCGGTATCGTCGAGGTACAAAGTAAATTGCACAGTGCCTGGGTCGTTGCGTACTGGCACGCGCTGCATTTTCGTGTCGCTCAATGCGGTCACATCAGCAAACGTGGTAGATCGCGCGTTGGCTGCGATGCTGATCAGCCCGCTCAGAGCTGCTGTAGTGCCTGCGGTGCTGCTGCTCAGCGTCGCGTAGGCTGCGGTCGTTCCCGGTCCTAGTACATTTGGCATGTCGAGACTCCTTTACTGGTATGTGCCGACTACATCTATCGTAGTCAGTCGTGCTAGCTCGTCGGTCCCATCTCCCCCAAGCTCGGATTGATCCTGGGCTTCTTCGATGCGCCAGTGATGGATGGTCACGTCTGAAACTGTATGGCGTCCCGGTGTAGCCTCGATCTGCTCTGCGATCCACACTAGGACGCCCTGCGCACCCGATCGAGTCTCAGCCACTGCCGTCAGCGTAACACGCTCTGTGATGACTGCTGGTGTGCCCCTCAAGAGCATCTGTCGCTGAGTGCTGATGCCCTGATAGACCACATAGGGCAGAGATGAGCCCACTGGCGCATTCTCCGGCGATATGCCACCGGGGATAGTCGTGCCGTAGTCGGTACGACCGACGAGGTAGGTGCGCAGGAGTTTGCCTAGGGCACTCATACATCACCTGCGTCTGGTGTGATTTTGCCCTTGGCGATCAGGTCGTCGATAGCCATCTGGAGATAATCGACGGTGATGTCGGAAACCTGCCCACTATTGGAGTCGAGCGCAGGGCGGAGAAAGGGCTTAGGGCTAACTCTTATTCGCTTATTGCTGGCCCAAATTTTGGCGGTAAATCCATTTTCCACCAGATGTGCATACTTGGCGGGCTTTATTGTGATAGTGACGTTGCGCTGTGCTTTTTTGGCAGCAGTCGGCTTGTAATAGGCAATGAATACTTTGGCTTCGCTATTGCGCTTTGGCCCAATGATGGCATTCACCGCGCCCTTGCGGGTCGTGGCGACTTTCA